GCCTGCGCCAAAAGACGCGGCGGTAATACTCGCCGATCTTGCCCATCTTGCTCAAGTGCTCATTCGACCAAGTGTGACCGCCATCGTCAGAAAAGCGCAGCATGATCTCAGGGTCGCTGCCTTGGCCGGTGATCAGTCCAGTGCCCGACTCACAGTCCAGTTGTAGGCTGTGCTGCGCCGTGCGTTTGAGGTTGTTTTGGCCCGTTGGCAATGCTCTCCATGACCGCAACCACTTTTGGATGCCGCCATTGTCAGCGTACACGTCCAAGTCAAGGGTATAGATGTTGCCGCTTTCATAGTCGCCCACTACCGTATTGCCGCCAAAGTTGCATTGGCAGTTGCTGCGGTGGCGGGTGAATTGACCCGTTGCGGTGTTCCAGCCAGCGCGTTCGTGCCACGCTTGCGTAGCCACATCGTAGACCCAAGTGGCGTTGGCCGAGGGGAATGTCAGCACATAAAAGGCATGGCCTTCTTGCTGGTAGGTGTAGGCCACCGCGTCCGAGATGTTGCCGTACTGAGCAATGGCGTACTCAATAGCGTGCGTAGAAACGCGGACGCCAGTGTAGCCGTTGGCGCGGTAGACGATGCCCTGCCCACGGGCATCCGTGCCGAGCCAGAACAGGCCGTTGTCGAGTTTGGCGATAGAGAACGCGGCTACACACCCAATTTCGTTAAAAGCGCCTTGGATGCGCGTTAAAGGGAAATCAGTCTGCCCAGCGTTGTACCAAACTTCAATTGAGTCAGTGCCAAACAGCCATGCTTCGCGGTGGTCTACATTGACGGCAACCAGCCCGTCAGGTGAGCCTTCAGCAGATGCAAAGTCAAGCGGGTCAACTGAAGTGCCATCAAGCAATTCAGTCACCCAAATTCTTTGGGAGTTTGGCTCGTTAAAGACAAAATACCCGTCAAGGTAGCCCACGGTCACAGCGCCTGGAAAGTCGGGGTCAGTAATTTGGGCGAATACGTTGGTGACTTCGTTGTAGATAAATCCATCGGGGTTGCAAGCCAAAAAGATTTGCGTGCCATTGTCAGCAATCGATACCGGCCCAGTGCCGTTTACATCGCCCAGCTTTGTGGGTGTGGCGGTCAATCCGGTGACTTTGTAGAACTCAGTGCCCGACACAACATAGAAGTCGCTGCCGTTGGTCTGGTGCGCCCACAGCGCCCGAATCGGGCCGGTGCCTATGGTTTGCTGGAATTTAAGGCCAGGGGCGCGGTTAAGAAACCCAGGCTCCTTGCCGCCCTCGGGGACAATTTCGGGGAACAGATTGACCATGCGGTTGTCGGCAGCGTTGATGCTGCGGGCAACGTAGCTTGATCCAAGGATCGGCGTCTTCATCAGTAATTGCCAGCATAGATGTTGAACCGCTGCCGAGTCGCCACAATGGCGTAAGGCATTGACATCACATCGTCAGGGTTGTTGATGCGTTTCAAGTTGCGCTTGCTGGTCATGGCAATGCGCTGCACTTGGGGGCTTGGCTCAACGCCAAACTCAGGTGCAATCTCCATCGCCAAGTTGTAGGTGAATGCACGCAAGTAGCCTGGCGGGAATAGCAAGTTAGTCACCAGCGTGGCTGGGTTGCTCAGTTCTTGCACCGAGATAAAGTGCCATTCCAGATCGCGTGTGGGGCGCGGGTAGATGGACATTGTGACATCGGGGAATCCCATGTTCACAAAGATCACTTGGGGGTACGTGCTGGTTACGGTCTTGACCGCAATGCCGTTGTACTGCTGCTGGTTGATGAACTTGATGCCAAACGACACGTTCGTGCCAGGGTCACGGAAATAAGTCGCCTCGTCCAGCAGCACGGGACGCAGGCCAATAAAGTTACCAGTAGGGCCAAGCGTGCGGATGTACTCGCCAGCGGGCCATGTAAAGACTTGATCTTGTGTGCAAAAGACAGACAGGCGCTCAGTGTTCCATGAGTCGATCATCTGATTCATCGCCATCAAACTGTCTTGCATGACAGATGCCGATGACGTTTCGCCTTCGGCTAGCACACCAAGCAGCCGAAGCGCTCTGGTTATCTGATCGCCCGCCGTGTAAATCGCCATGATCAGACTCCTTCGGCTACAGCCTTACGTGTGTATTTGCGCTTGACTTCTAGCGCATTGACCGCTACTTCAGCCTCAACTGCCGGTGCGGGTGTGTCAGGATTGTAGCGTGTCCAGCCGTTTGTTTCATCAAACACGGCCTCAAGTTCCATCGTGGCAACTTTGGCCCCGTGGACGGGGTGCTGAAGATAAATGTTCATAGAAAAACGGGGGCCGAAGCCCCCATTTGGTTAGGATGCTACCAATGGAACAGAGTACCACTGTGTGGTGGAAGATGCCACCAACAATGAACTGGTAAGGTTTGTGATGCTATACGCACCGTTGGCCGCAACTGCATTAACTGCCCCGCCAGTGGCGGGATAGATATTCAGCGCTCCGGCAGCGGTGTTTTTAACAATGACTACCATACCAGCAACAGCCGTAGGCAATCTAACGCCTTTTGTGCCGTCAGCAGCAGAGACAACGTTCAAACCTTCAGCTAGCGCCGCAGCATTGCCTTGAGTACTGCCCGCCGCCGCAACAGCAGCAACAGGAAGACGAATGGCGCCGGTTGAAGTGGCCGCTATGGTTGTGGCGGTTATGGTCGTAGCGGTTACCGCTTGCAACGCTGACGCGCCGGTAACGGTTACGCTATCAAATTCAGGGTCGCTATACGCAACGCCTACAGCTTTTGTATTTGGCATGATGTTTCCTTAAAAACGGGGCCGAAGCCCCATTCGGTTTAGGCAATGCGGTACGCAGTCCAAGTACCATCGCCGGTTTTACGAGCGAGGAACCGGCCCGAAGTGCTTTCCAGCACAACAGGGTTGCCAACAATTGTCCAGCCTGTGCCAACGGCAACAGTGACTTGGAAAGAAGCGTCAACGACCACAATAGCAAACTCAAATGCAGCGTTTACTTTAGCTGCGCTGCTGATGTCAGCTTCCACCAGCGCCACGGTAGGCAAAGTGGCAGTAATGTCAGCAGCAGAATCGCTAGTAAACAGACCGTTTGCCAGTTGGGCGGCCGTCAAAGTTGCATCAACAGTCAGGGCCGTAGGAGCGCCTTGAACAAACAGTTGGGCTTCGCCGGTATTGCCGTCACCAAGCTGGTAGCCACCAGCGCCATTAGGGAGTGCCATGATAATTTCCTTAAAAAAGATTTAAAAAACGCCCCCGAAGGGGCATTAGGTTTAGCCCCAGATGCGGCAGGCCATTTGTGGACGGATGGTGCTGAAGCCGTACAGAACGTCAATACGGCAAGGCATACGGTCGTTGTTGATGTCGTACTGACGAACAACGCGCAGGCTGATACCGTTGTGAACGGCACGTGCAGCCATGTCAACGCCTTGTGGCAGCAACAGGTCAGCAGTGGCGAACGTGATGGCATCCTTGTGGTAGACCAAGTTCTGAGCGTACTGAGTAGAAGCCGCGCCCACAAAGGTCACAACGCCACCAGTTGCAGGCAATGCGCTCATAGTAGCCAAAGCGTGGCTAGCAGAGTACATAGCAGCCACGGTCACAGTCCAAGTACCACCCACGGCAGTAGAGTCAGTCAACGCAACAAATTGGAACAGAGAACCAGTTGACTCACGGGTCTGTGGGTTAACAGCATTGCAACCACTGATTGTGAACACATCACCAGCTTTAATGGTGGTGACTACAGAGCCTTGCTCCAACAGAATAGTTTCTGAACCTTCGGAAGTAACGCCGGGGGTCTTGACCAGTGTGGAAGCACTTGCGCTACGTGAGCCAGTGGTGTGCTGCTTGATCGACTGAGACATGTTGATCTCGTCAAAGCCCAACACGCCGGTGCCCATCATGCCGTTGCGGAACTGCTTGGAGATAGTGTCGGTCGGATTGAACAGACCTTTCATACCTTCAACCAGACCAGCGTTGGCCGCTGGGTTCACGGTAGCGTAGCGTGGGTTCATCACGGCAGCGTTTTCGTTCAGCTTCTGTTGGGCTTGGAGCAGCACCAGCGAAGTCGAAGGAGTGGTGCCAGGCGTGCCAACGGTGTTACCAATGGTTTTGTACGCATTGGCAACGTCAGCATCAATGCTGGAGGCCAACTGGCTGATACGCGGCTTGAGAACACGCTCTGCGAAGTCGTCCAATTGCATGGTCAATTCAGCAGATGTGAAGTTGACACCGATGTGCTTTTGGTTGGCGACAGTCAGGGTGGTGAACTGCTCGTTGTCGTCCTGAACTTGCAGGGCGGCACCGTCAGTAACCAGAGCGCGGTCAGGCAGACGGATACGCAGGGTGGAGCCAATCTTAGCGCCTTCAACAGCAAAGCTGTCGTCGTACTGGCGATTGACGTTGCGGGTAAGAACCAGGTTGTTTTCGAGAATCTCAAGCGCTTTGCGCGTGATCATGTCGATGGTAAGAATCGAATTAGACATTTGTAAATTTCCTAAAAAAAGTTAGCGGATACGTTGTGCTTCCCACTTTTTCATCTGCCTTACGCGTTCAGCTTCAATCCACTGCGAGGCCGTCATGCTCTTGATAGAGCGTGGGTCTGTAGTGTCAAGTGCTGGCGAGCCAGTGGCTCGGGCGGTAACAGGTGAAATCGGCGTTGGCGCTGACGTTGTTCGTTTGACCGGAGGTTCTGCGGCCAATTTGGCCTCAATCTTTCCAATCTCTTTCGCTTGGCCGAGTGGCGTCATACGTGCGATGCGTTCCGCGTCTTTGGGGTTAGAGCCGAGATAGTAAGCTAACTCAGGCCCAATGTCCGAAGACTGGATCGTTTCAGCCATCACGTTCGTGATTGGCAGTTTTGGGTTGTAGGCGACTTGTTCAAAGTCATCGTACTTGTCCCGC